GATGCTGACAGTCCTGTTGCATCGTCAGGACAACAACACTTTGGAGAAAATACAATTTTCTTTGATGGCACTGGAGATTATATTGTTATGGATAACCCTATTAAAGGACTTGAAGATCATACTCATGAGGCATGGGTATATCCTACTGCCGGTCATTCGTCATATAAAGGTTTCTTTGCTTCAGCCCCCGATGGAAGTGGTTCAGGAATTAACGTGTCAAAAGACGTAGCTGGAGGACCTAACAATAGCTCGCCGGCTATAGCTTCGTTTAATCCAACAGTTCCAGATAATGAATGGAGCCATGTTGTTTTGCAAAGACAGAGTGGTATTCATTCTCTTTATAGAAATGGCGTACTTCAAGGAACTAGTTCAGCAACAGTAAATTTCGATCAAGATACTGTAAGAATGGCTTCAAGGTATAGAAACACCACAACTTATGGTTTTGGTGGATACATACATGACTTTAGAATCAGTAAAGGTTTAGCTCGTTTTCCGTATATCGCTAAACCAGTAACATTGACACAAACAAATTCTGGTATGGAAAAGCCAGATGGTACGACTCCTACAGCAACCGCAAGTAATACATTATTATTGACTTGTCACGCCGCCTCAATAACAGATGGAAGTTCTAATAGTACTTCAATCACAGCAAACGGAAATGCAGCTGTGTCAGACTTCGGACCTGCCTCTGGAATGAAATCCGTTTATTTTGATGGTACGGGAGATTACTTATCATTAACAACAGCTTCTGCTTTAGGCACTGGAAGTTGGACTATAGAGTATTGGGTATATCACAATTCAATTGCTAGTAATGGAACACATATAAATTTTGGTGGAGACGCTGACTATACTCCAAATTTTTACTTCATAACCACGTTTGATGGATTTAAAGTGTTTCATACTGGTACTATGAGTAATCATTCATATTCTGGTTCGCATGTCAATGCTTTAGATAGTGGTAGGATTGTGGCTAATAAATGGTATCATGCGGCTTATTCTCATGATGATTCTACTGGAAAATTATCAGCTTTTACAAATGGCTCTCTTACAGCTGAAGCTAGTTATAATGGTAACATTAGTTCAACAGCCGTAAGAATTGGTGGTACTACATTGTATAATCACATGCTTAACGGATATATTTCAAATCTTAGAATTGTTAAAGGACAAGCATTATATCCCTCAAATTTTACTCCAGTAACAACTGCACTTTCAGGCTAAGTTAAGCACATTTACTATATAAATAGTAAAAAACTATTTGTATGGAAAAATCATGGCCGTAGTAAATTCAAGAGACGATTTAATAGACTATTGTAAGAGAGTTCTCGGAGAACCAGTCATCGAAGTAAATCTTGATGATGACCAGATATCTGATAGAGTAGATGAAGCATTACAATATTTTCAAGAGTTCAATAGTGATGCTACTCACAGAACCTACATCAAACACCAAGTAACTCAAGATGATCTAGACAATAATTATATAACAGTACCAAGTTCTGTTCATATTGTAACTCGACTGTTACCATTATCAAACTCAATTAATAGTTCAACAAACATGTTCAGTGTTAAGTATCAAATGATGCTTAATGATATAGCTGACTTACAAAATTTTGCTGGTGACTTGGCTTATTACAATCAAATGCAGCAGTATTTAACTTTAATAGACATGCAATTGAATGGAAAACCTTTAGTTCAGTTTCAAAGGCATCAACATAGACTACACATACTTGGCGATTTAAACGATGGTGATATTAAAAAAGATGATTTTATAATCTTAGAAGTATATCAGATAGTCGATCCAAATAATTTTACAAGTGTTTATAATGACAAGTTTGTAAAAGAATATACGGCTGCATTGATGAAAAGACAATGGGGTCAAAACTTAATAAAATTCGAAGGAATGCAACTTCCTGGAGGTGTGACTATTAATGGACGTCAGATATATGAAGACGCTCTACAAGAGATAGAAAGACTAAGAGAATCAGTAAGACTTGAACATGAAATGCCACCAGACTTTTTTATGGGATAAAATATGGCGCTTAATCATTACTTTAGCCAAAAAGTTCGTTCAGAACAACAGTTATATGAAGATCTAATCATAGAGTCTTTAAAGATCTATGGTCAAGATGTCTATTACCTTCCAAGAACAATAGTAAATCAAGATAGGCTACTGGGTGAAGATATTCCTTCTAAGTTTGGAAGCGCATATAAAGTTGAGATGTATATTGAAAATACTGAAGGGTTTGATGGGGAAGGTGATCTTTTTACGAGATTTGGCGTTGAGATAAGAGATGCCGCCACTTTCATAGTTTCGCGAAGAAGATGGGAACATGTATTTTCACAAGCAGCCTTTCCATCAGAAGCAACAATATTTAGACCAAAAGAAGGCGACGTAATTTATTTACCGCTATCTAATTCTATGTTTCAAATAATGCACGTTGAACATGAACAACCTTTCTATCAGTTAAGTAATCTTCCAACTTACAAAATGCGTTGCGAGTTATTTGATTATTCTGATGAAGATTTTGATACTGGTATAGCAGCAATTGATGCTGTGGAAGGTGAAGGACAGACATTATCATTTTTACTTGCGGAAGGAACTGATAGTAATGTGCCTGACTTCTTTAAAGGTGAGTCTGTATTACAAAGAAGAGTTGACGGTGTTACTATGAGAGGTGAAGTATTGTCATATGATAGATCTACAAACATAGTAAGAGTAACACATATTGGACCTGATAGTGGTGGATTTGGTACGTTCCAAATAAGTAAAACCATTGCTGACAGCCAATACAATACATGGCTAATAAATGACAGAGTTGAGACTCCGTTCCAAGGAATTACAGCTGATTCAGATCCAAGAAGACAAATACTTGCTATTGCCGATAGTACTGCAGAAGATCTTATAAATGCACAAAATAAAGTGTTTGATGCGGCTTCTGGAAATAATCTCTTTGATTTTAACTTTTTAGACTTTACTGAGAGAAATCCATTTGGTGATGCGGAGGATAATTGATGTTTGAATATTTTTATCATCAAAAAATTAGAAAAGCGGTTGCAATGTTTGGAACCATGTTTAATCATATACATGTCGTTCGAACTGATGCAACTGGTGGTACATTAAGTCAAGTAAGAGTTCCTCTGGCTTACGCACCAAGAGAAAAGTATCTAGCAAGAATTCAAGCTGATCCAGACCTTAGAGAAAATACACGAGTAGCTTTAAAACTACCAAGACTCGCTTTTGAAATAACATCAATATCTTATGATCCAAACAGAAAGATTCCAAAATTAAATCGATTTAGTGTGCAGAAAAAAGGACAAAGTAACAGAGATCAAAGAGGGTCTTTATATTCACCTGTACCATATATAATAAGCTTTCAACTAAATGCGTTTACTAAAACTCAAGATGACGCATTACAAATTGTGGAACAAATTATTCCGTACTTTGCACCACAATACACATTAACAATTAAACCATTTGCAGAATATCCTAACATAAAAGAAGATGTACCAATAACTATTCAAGGTGTAAACTTTCAAGACGACTTTGAGGGATCTTTAGAACAAAGAAGAACTATAATATATTCTATGGACTTTACCATGAATATAAATTTCTATGGCCCGATAAGAGAATCTGCACTTATAAATAGAGCTACAGGCAACCTAGAAACTGGTGATTCTGCTGGAGTTAGTAACATAATTCAAAAAGTTATTGTTACACCTAATCCAGCCGATGCAAGTCCAGATGAAACTTTTGGATTTGCCATAAGTACATTAGAAAATTTTGCACCAGATCTAACAGAACTTGGTCAATACTTTAAGAAGGGTTATGTAAATACAAATTATGTTGAAGATAAAACAGTCAAATAGAGGAGCAAATAAATGGCAATCATATTAAGAAGTTCCAAAGACAGCGCATTGACATTTGCAGAAATGGACGGGAACATAACCGATCTTGATACTAGGATTAGTGCCATTGATTCCGCTTTTATTAAAGCTGTTGCAGGAACAGATTCAGCAAACGTTATCAAAGTTATAAATGCAACCGTTGATTCTGATTATGTAAGAACAAAAACATTATTAGAGCAAGGGTTAGGAAGAGCAGATAGTGTTGTTTTTAGTAGTCTACAAGTTACTGGAAACTTAGTAGTTAATGGAACAACCACTACACTAAGTAGTCAAACACTAAGTGTTGGAAATAGAAACGTTATACTAGCAGATTCAGCAGCAAATGCTGCGGCAGCTGATAGTGGTGGTGTTATACTAAAAGGTGCTAATGCAAATATATTATATAAAGTTGCAAATGATAAATGGAACTTTAACAAAGGGATAGTAGCGCCAGACTTATCAGGAAAATATTTAGGAGCAGATTCAGATTTTGATGTAAAATTTGCTTCGGCTTCCACTGATAGTCTTTCTGAAGGACTATCTAATCTATATTATACTAATACAAGAGTTGATCAGAGAATTAATTTAGTAGTCGATGCAAATTACGTTCAATCTAGACAAGCTAATTTTGACTTTTTAGATTCATCAGAAGCAATTCAACTTTTTGATTCTGCTTACGTAAATGCTAGAGTTAATCCCAACTTATTTACTGATTCTGCAGAAGTAACAGCGATAGCAGATTCTGCTTACGTTCAGTTAAGACAAGATAAGGCATTCAGTTCACTCACTGGAACACCCACTACTTTAGCTGGTTATGGTATAACAGATGGGTTTAAAGCTGATGGATCTACCGCGATGTTAGGTGTCCTTAATTTAAATAGTAATGCAATAACAAATGTAACAACCATTGCTGCTAATGCTGTAAACGCTAATGTTAATTCAACAACTGCAAATATAACAAATTTAGATGTTACTGGTACAGCAGATTTTGGAGGAGCAACAATAACTGGATTAGATATTACTGATTCAGTAGCAATAACTCAAATGATTGACTCTGCTTATGTAAGAGGTTTAGCAGATTCAGCCTACATTAGAACAGTTGCATCTGATTTAGACTCAGCACTGACTCAACAGATGATAGATTCACCTTATGTACAGGCAAGGCAAAGGCTTTATAACACTAGTGATTTTCCAGATTCTGCATTTGTTACCTCTAGACCCGTATCAACGTTTACAAATGATGCTGGTTATTTAACAAGTAGTACAGTTAGTGGTGTTGTTGATAATGCCTATGTTCAATCTAGACAAATTCAGTATAACACAAGTGACTTTTTAGATTCAACCACTGTGGCTTTAGTTGTCGATGCTGGATATATTTCTTCAAGAATAACTGCTAGTGAAACATTAGCAAGCGTTACTGCAAGAGGTGACTCTACCGCAGAATCTTTATTATTTAAGGGTGGACTGACTGTTACAGGTGGAATAACTACAGACTCTATTGCAAATACCGGATTAGGATTTGGTGCTGTAACTAGTGCAAGTGATGTTCATTTAAGTGCTAATAATGGTGCAGGAGTTATAAATGCAAATACAAGTAAAATTACTAATGTAGGTAATCCAACATCAAATCAAGATGCGACAACGAAGTCTTATGTGGATACAGAGGTAAGTAAATTTAGAAATGATTATATAATTGCTGAACTAAATTCTAAAACAACAACTACCAATACAGACGCATTCATGCCTCTTAACAATACTCCAATTTCAGAGCATAGTCCAAATATTGTTTATGATTTTAGTGGAACAGAGGCTATAAGAACTAATACAGCAGGTCATTATAGTGTTTCAAGTACCATAACATGGTATAAAGAAAACGGTCAAAATGGTCTTAAAGTTACTCTTCAAAAAAGTAGTGGAGGAGCTTTCACTAATATACCTGGTGCAATGGGATCAATTAATTGCGGAGATTCTGGTTATGGATCAATAACTGTTGGATCAGAACTACAATTATCTGCCAATGATTTAATAAGAGTTAATATAGATCAGATTAGTGCAGCATTACCGAATGCAAACAATGAAACTGATAATTATATTTCATCACCTGGAATAACCGGAGAAGGAGCACATCCAGGATATAGTATACTTAAAGTTATGAAGTTAGGATAAATTATGTCAGAAGAAGCACGGTGTGTTGTAACATTACATAAAGGCGTAGATACTTCTAGATTTATGGAAGATATGAAAGCTGTTGGTTATGAATTACATGATGAAAAACCATTTAGTGTAAGTAATTTTGATTACGTAATGACAAAAGCTCAAGCTGATAATTTAAAATCACAAGACCCAAGAATTAGAGAAATCAGATATGGTTCCAAAATTAATAATGGTATGGTTCCCATGTCCCATCAGTTACAAAGTAGTATTGACTTTGATAAAACTACAAGTGTAAATGGAGCAAACTGGGGACTTGCTGCTTGTGGTTTTACGGCTGACAAATGGAGTGGAAACTCTACAGTAAGTAATCAACGATTTCCATATACTTTAACTGGAAAAGGAGTTGATGTTGTTATAATGGATAGTGGCATACAAGCAAATCATCCAGAATTTAGAGATACTCCTAAGTCTGACACCAGTCTTTCTGGTACTAGTAGATATCAAACAGTTGATTGGCCAACAATTAGTGGAACAAGTGGATTATATACTCAACACCCAGATTATCATAGAGATTTAACTGGTCATGGAACTCATGTAGCAGGAATTGCATGTGGTAAATTAAACGGGTGGGCAAAAGAAGCTAAAATTTTTAGTTTAAAAATTATAGATGACTCAACAACTGCTTTTGGTGTAAGTGCGGCATTTACCATGTTAAGAGCTTGGCATAATGCAAAGAAGGCCGCTAATACAGATGATAATACAATACCTGTAACGCCAACTATTGTTAACATGAGTTGGGGATTTGTTGGAACAAATACAAGAACTTTAACAGGTGGAACATGGAGAGGAACTAATTTTACTGGATCTAACGCTACTCTTGGTTCTGGATTGTTAAAACAATATGGACTAATTCCTTTTGAAGCAGACGGTGACGGATATTGGAGATATCCTGCTCGAGTAGTCAGCGTTGAATCTGATATAGAAGATTGTATAAATGATGGAATAATTTTTGTAGGATCATCAGGAAATTATCAATATCAAATTGATAAAGTTGGTGGTCCAGATTTTGATAATAGATTTTTTTATACAGGATGGGATGTTGGTGCAGGTAACTTAGGTGTTCCTAATCAAATACAATATTATCATAGAGGCGCTACACCAACAGTTCAAGATGGTGTTATATGTGTAAGTGCTATTGATAGAACATATACATCTAATAGTGAAAACATAGGTAGTTATAGCAATAGAGGTCCAAGAATAGATGTTTTTGCGCCAGGAAGTTCAATAATGAGTTCTATATCTCAAACATCATCAGTTGATATATCAACCGGAGCTGTAAATTACTCTTTAGATAATAGTTTTAAGATTAATAAGTTAAATGGAACAAGCATGGCTTCTCCACAAGTAACAGGTGTATTAGCTTGCTTATTACAAATAAGACATACGACTAGAGCAACATTAACAAAAGAAGAAGCTTTAGATTTTATAACATCAAATAGTGAAATTAGTAGATTATATGATCCAACTTCTGGAAATCCTGCTAATGATTATGATAATTCTAGAGCTTTACATAATGCACCAAATAGATTTTTAAAACAACCATTTAATAGCAATCACGCATTTGTTCACGGAAAAAATAGTGTAGCAACATTGCCTACAAACTAGGAGATTATTATGACAGATAAACCAGATGAAAATGTTGAAAACGATTATGAATACTCTAAAAGAACATATTATGATTTAATTGAAAAGGGACAAAACGCATTAGATGATATGATTGATGTTGCAAGAAATTTAGAACACCCACGAGCATACGAAGTCCTGTCAGGTATGATTAAAAACGTATCTGATGTAAATGACAGATTAATGGATTTAAATAAGAAGAAAAAAGATTTTTACAAGAACGATATAAAACAAATTGAAGGTAATACTACGAATAATAATCTCTTCGTTGGATCAACCACAGATCTACAAAGAATGTTAAAGAATGTTAGCGATAACGATAATGTTATCGATATAAATGAAAGAAAACCTTCTGATGATGAAAATAGTTGATGCATATCTTGGCAACCCAAATGTAAAAAAAGATGGTGTTGTACAGACTTGGACTAACGAAGAAGTTAAAGAGTATGCTAGGTGTATGAATGATCCTACATATTTCGCTAAAAAATACTGTAAAATAATATCTCTTGATGAAGGATTGGTAGACTTTGATCTGTATCCATATCAAGAAAATATGTTTAAATCTTTTAATACCAATCGATTTAATATAGTACTTGCCTGTCGACAATCAGGAAAATCTATATCTTCAGTTGCATATCTTTTATGGTTTGTTTTATTTCAACCAGAAAAGATTGTTGCCATTATGGCAAATAAAGGAGCTACTGCTCGTGAGATGTTAGGGCGTGTGACATTAATGTTAGAGAACCTGCCTTTCTTCCTTCAACCTGGCTGTAAAGCTTTGAACAAAGGTTCGATCGAGTTTTCAAATAATTCTCGGATTGTGGCAGCTGCAACGAGCGGGTCATCAATTCGTGGTATGTCAGTTTCACTCCTGTATTTAGATGAGTTTGCTTTTGTGGAAAGAGCGTCTGAGTTTTATACATCTACATATCCTGTTATTTCATCGGGTAAAGAAACTAAAGTTATTATTACATCTACTGCAAATGGTATTGGTAATGTATTTCACAAACTTTGGGAAGGTGCTATTCAAGGTGTAAATGAATATCAACCATTTAGAGTTGATTGGTGGGACGTTCCTGGAAGAGATGAAAAATGGAAAGCACAAACAATATCTAATACTTCTCAACTTCAGTTTGATCAAGAATTTGGAAATACATTTTTTGGAACTGGTGATACACTTATACATGCTGAAACATTATTAAATCTAAGAAGAAGAGAACCAATTGAACATACAAAAGACTCTGTTAAAATATACAAAAAACCAATTAAAGGTCATAATTATGTTATGACTGTAGATGTTGCAAAGGGAAGAGGTCAGGATTATTCAACTTTTAATTTAATCGATATAAGTACGAACCCCTTTGAGCAAGTAGCTGTATATCGCAACAACACTATCTCTCCTTTACTCTTCCCTAATGTTATATATAAGTATGCTGAATTCTACAATCAGTGTATTGTTGTCATAGAATCAAATGATGCTGGACAAGTTGTATGTAATGGTTTATATCATGAGCTGGAATACGAAAACATGTTTGTTGAATCTACAATAAAGTCAAGTGGACTTGGGTTAAACATGACAAAGAAAGTAAAACGTATTGGCTGTTCTGCATTTAAAGATCTAATAGAAAATCAAAAAATAGATATATGCGATGAAGATACAATATTGGAAATATCGACATTTGTTGCAAGAGGACAATCATATGAAGCCTCTGAAGGTAATCATGATGATTTAGTTATGAATTTTATTTTATTTGGATTCTTTGTAGGAACTACATATTTTGGTGAACTTACCGATATTAGTATTAAAAAACTCATGTTCGAACAAAGAATGCTAGAAATAGAAAATGACGTATTACCTTTTGGAATTCATGATGATGGATTACCAGAAACTCATGTTGAAGTCGAAGATGGGTGGGCAGTGGAATATACTAATAAAGATTTCTAGAAAACAAAATTATATAAATATAGGTAATTGAACATAACCGTATCATGAAACATAAAAAACTTATAATTTTCTATTTGGAAGGAAACAGACATGGCATTATTCGCACCATCTGAGTCTCCAGCCGTCGTAGTCAAAGAAGTAGATCTAACGGGTATCGTACCTAACGTACAGTCATCAACAGGCGCGTATGTTGGAAGATTTCGTTGGGGGCCGTCTGGCGAGGCAAGACTCATATCAAACGAGGCGGGGTTAGTGGAAACATACACTGCGCCAGATAACGCACATTCAATAGATTATCACGGAGCATCTGCATTTTTACAGTATTCTAATAGCCTACAAGTTGTTAGAATGCATAATGGTGCTAATAACGCTCATAGTGGAGATAGCGCTTCACTCGCTATTGCTATTGGAAACGAAACAGACTTTGATGCTCAATTAGCGGCATTAGATTCTGACAATGTAGGATATATCGGTAAATATCCTGGTGAGTTAGGAAACTCATTAAAACTAGAAACTTTCGCGGCTGACGCCTCTGGGTCAGTCTCAACATTCTCATCTTGGCCTTTTGCTACATTCTTTGATAGAGCACCAGGTACAAGTGCAACAGCAGCTGCAGATACTGCAACTCATGATGAAGTTCATGTGGCAGTTGTTGACGAAGATGGAAAGTTTTCTGGAACAAAAGGAACAGTTTTAGAAGTATTCCCACACGTATCAGTTGCAGAAAATGCAAAGAATACTGATGGAAGTACTAATTATCTAAAAGATGTTATTAACAGGCAATCCGGATACGTATGGGTCGCTGATATTACGCAATTAGGACTCGGTAATGCTTCCGGAACCGCAACGTCACCAGCTAAAAACTATGCAACTGGTAGAGGCGCATCAAGAGTTCAAACATCTCTTACTGACGGAGATGATGGAGCCGCGTTAACAACAGGAAACTATCAATCTGGATTTGATCTATTTGAAGATCCAGATATCATAGAAGTCGACTTCTTGATAGCACCTGGTCTAGGCACGTCATCAGATCAAGTAACTGTTGTCAATGACTTAGTAGCAACAGCTCAATCTAAACGTAAAGATTGTGTTGTCGTAACATCACCAAACAGAGCAGCTGTTGTTAACAATGCTGCAGGTGCGGTGGCTGCTGTAGCTGCAGGAGTTGCTAACTTTACTAAGAGTTCGTATCTTGTTGTCGATAATAACTATCTTAAAATTTATGATAAACACAACGATAAGTTTATCTTCATACCAGCAGCTTCATCAACAGCAGGCATCATGGCCGCTACTGATAGAAACGCTGCACCGTTCTTTTCACCTGCAGGTACACGAAGAGGTCAATACCTCGGAGTTACAGCATTAGCTTATAATCCTAATAAAGCAGACAGAGATACGCACTACAAGATTGGAGTCAATCCTGTTGCAAATCTTCCTGGTCAAGGAATATTACTATTCGGTGATAAGACACATCAAGATCGACCATCTGCATTTGATCGTATTAATGTTAGACGTCTATTTCTTGTTATTGAAAGAGCAATTTCTACAGCTGCGAAAGCTACTATTTTTGAATTCAATGATGAATTTACAAGAGCAGAATTTCAAGGTATTGTAGAACCAGTTCTTCGAAATATTCAAGGAAGACGTGGAATTACAGACTTTAAAATAGTCTGTGATGAAACAAACAACGGTCCAGAAATTGTCGATACTAATCAATTTGTTGCTAACATCTTCATTAAACCCGCAAGATCAATTAACTTCATCACACTTAACTTTGTTGGAGTAAGATCAGGCGTTGAGTTTAGAGAAGTTGTTGGAACAATATAAATATTGGTAAGGAGATAATAAAATGGCTATACAAAAAATATCTGCATTTAAAGGCGCACTTGCTGGTGGTGGATCCCGCGCTAATCTCTATCAGGTTACATGTAACTCACCTGATATGTTAGGCGGACTTCCTGGAATCAGTGGTGCTGACTCAAAAATGCAATTCTTATGTCGAGCAGCTCAGTTACCAGCATCAACAATGGGTGTCGCCCCTGCATTTTTCAGAGGTAGAACTGTAAATTTAGTCGGGGATCGAACATTCGAACCTTGGGTAATTACTGTTTACAATGACACTGATTTCAAAATTAGAGCTTCTATGGAAGCATGGATGAGAGATCAGAACGCTCATGAAGCAAATACTGGCCAACAAGAGCCTGATCTGTATAAAGCAGATCTATCTGTAGAGCAACTGGATAAAAACGGAATCGTTCTTTATTCATATAAGTTTGTTGGTGCATTTCCATCAGCAGTATCTGCAATAGATCTGGCCTATGATGCTAATGATCAGATAGAAGAATTTTCTATTGAATGGCAATACGACTACTGGGAAAGTGGGACAGGATCTTCAGCGAAAGCTGGAAGAGGAAACGTAACCGGTCCTGAAACTCGCGGTGAAGTACCTAACGTCTAATAGGTGAATAAATATATGTGAGGGGCAGCAATGCCCCTTGCAAATACAAAATAAAGGGTCGTTATGGCAGAAGAGAATTCAATTAAATTATTTGGTTTTGAGATTAAAAGAGCTGGTAAGACTAATGATAAATTAAAGTCTGTAGTTCCGCCTCAAAGTGAGGACGGTGCAGGATATATTACTGCCTCAGGAAGCTACTATGGACAATACGTTGACATTGACGGTAACAATGCGAAAGATAACTATTCATTAATAATGAAATACAGAGGTGTTGCTACTCACCCAGAAGTAGATGCTGCTATTGAAGATATTGTTAATGAATCAATAGTAGTAGATGAAGAGTCAGGTGTTGTATCACTTGGTCTAGATGACATCGAAGCTACTGATCAAATTAAAGAATCCATACAAGAAGAATTTAAAGGTATACTATCGATGCTTAACTTTAAAGAGTTAGGTCATGATATATTTAAGAGATGGTATACCGACGGAAGAATATATCACCACTTAGTAGTTCCTGATGGAAATGAAAAAGGTGGAATACAAGAAATACGTTTTATTGATTCACTTAAGATTAGAAAAGTAAAACAAATTAAAAAAGAAAAAGATCCGAAGACAAACGCCGATATTATAAAAGAAGTAAAAGAATACTACATCTATCAAGAAAAACCTGGAAACAGTGCAAATAACAATGCCGTTAAGTTTCATGTTGATTCTATCAGTTACGTAACATCTGGTTTGTTAGATGAATCACGTAAAAAGGTTGTTTCACACCTACATAAAGCAATAAAGCCTATCAACCAATTAAGAATGATGGAAGACTCTCTTGTTATATACAGGTTAGCAAGAGCGCCTGAAAGAAGAATATTTTATGTTGATGTTGGTAACCTTCCAAAAGGAAAAGCCGAAGAATATCTTAAGAGTATTATGGTTAAGTTTAGAAATAAACTTGTCTATGATGCAAACACTGGTGAACTTAAAGATGATAGAAAACATATGTCAATGCTTGAAGATTTTTGGCTACCAAGAAGAGAAGGTGGTCGAGGAACTGAAGTTACTTCATTACCGGGTGGAGAAAATCTTGGACAAATAGACGATATAGTTTATTTTCAAAAGCGAGTATACAAAGCACTTAACGTTCCAATTAATAGATTAGAGCAAGAACAGCAGTTTTCTTTAGGTCGATCAACTGAAATATCAAGAGATGAAGTAAAGTTTCAAAAGTTTATTGACAGACTAAGAAATAAATTTTCCACTCTGTTTATGGAAATACTAAAGAAACAGTTAATTTTAAAGAAAATTATTACTGAAGCTGATTGGGATTCTTGGAAAGAAGACATAAAAATTGAGTACTCTAGAGATAATTACTTTAGCGAACTTAAAGAAAGTGAACTACTAAAAGAAAGAATACAAACACTTGATATGATACAGCCACATGTTGGTGAGTACTTTACTAAAGAATGGGTTATGAAAAACATTCTTAAACTAAGTGAAGAGGAAACTAAAGACTTAGATCAAGAAGTCGATGATGAAAACCAAGATGAAGTCGATAAAGCTCAAGATAAAGCTCCTGAAAAAGTAGATAAAGATTCAGATGAA